CAAATGTTGCAATCTGGTTCCAGCGCTACACCAGCATGGAGTACGGCTACATGGCCGGCTACCACAACTCAGTATGATATTCTGTATTCTTCTGGAACAAACGTAGTTGGTGAAATTAGTACTGCCGTTAATGGTGTGCTCGTTACAGGCGGCACGGGAATTCCTAGCATTAGCTCTACTTTGCCTGCAGCCGTCCAAGGAAATATTACGTCTGTAGGCGCGTTATCATCTGGCAGTCTTGTTTCTGGATTTACTCCAGTTACAGTTCCAATTGGGGGTACGGGCGCTACAAGCTTTACTCAAAATGGAATGCTTTATGGTAATGGCGTTAGTGCAATTGGTGCTACTTCTGGCATGACGGATGGTCAAATAGTTATAGGAAGTTCAATAGGCGTTCCTGCTGCTGCAAGTATAATAGCGGGTACAAATATTACTATAACTAATGGTAATAATACCATTCAAATTGATGCCTTATCTGGATCTGATATTGTATCCTTTACAAACATAACAAATGCCTCTACACCATATACGGCTTTAAGTACAGATTATTACATTTCTTGCGATGTCACGGCTGGAGTAATAACGGTTAGATTGCCTAATGCTCCAACAACAGGCAGAACGTTTGTAATTAAAGATAAAGTCGGTCTTGCTGCTACTAGTAATATTACAATTACCACGGTAGGAGGCATAATCACTATTGATGGTGCAACTACATTTGTTATGAATACGGCTTATCAGTCTGCTAATTTGATATTTAATGGGACTAATTATGAAATATGGTAGGGTGAATAATGGCTTATAAACGTATTTCTCCAATTCCCGTAATTGAAGGCGGGACTCAATTAACTACGTGGGGAACAGCTTTTGGCTTGCTTTGTGCAGGAACAACAGTCACAAATCCAGTTCAGGTTTTAGCAAGCTTAGGTGCTACAGGTACAATATTAACATCTCAAGGTGCTGGTGCTCTTCCAACTTGGACTACTGCTGTTTATCCGGCTACTACCACTATCAATCAAATCTTATATTCTAGTGCAGCAAATAATGTTGTTGGTTTGGCTACTGCCAATTCAAGTGTATTGATTACTTCTGCTGGCGGCATTCCATCTCTTAGTCAAACTTTACCATCTGCAGTTCAGGGAAATATCACAAGTGTTGGAACAATCACAAGCGGAACATGGAATGGATCAGTAATTGGTTTAACATATGGTGGAACTAATGCGAATCTAACGGCTGCTAATGGTGGAATATTTTATTCGACTGCAACTGCTGGGGCTATCTTAGCTCCGACTGCTACTGCTAACCAAGTATTACTTAGTGGCTCTAATACTACTCCAGCTTGGAGCTCAGCTACTTATCCTGCAACGACCACAATTAATCAGATTTTATATTCGAGCTCGAATAATGTAATCGTTGGGTTATCTACGGCAAATCAAGCTGTGTTAACTACTGGAACAGGCGGAGTTCCAGTGCTAACTGCTATAGCAACAAATGGTCAGTTAATAATTGGTTCTACCGCCGGCGCTCCAGCTGCCGCAACTTTAACGGCAGGTTCAGGAATTACTATCACTAATGCTGCAAATTCCATTACCATAGCTTCTACGACTGGTAGTTTAACGTGGACAGATGTAACGGGAGCTACTCAAACATTAGCAGCAGCTAATGGTTATATTACCAACAGAAGTGGTGGAGTTACATATACATTACCTGCCTCTGGAACACTAGGTGACTTAATCAGAATAGTGGGATTACTTGGATTATCTACTATTGCACAAAACGCTAATCAACAAATTGTAACCGGCTCGGATTCTAGCACTATTGGAGCATCTGGTACTGTTGTTGGAACTAACGTCGGCGATTGTATAGAATTAATTTGTATAACCGCAGGTGCTTCTACTGTATGGCGTACTTCATCTATGATGGGAAATTGGACCACTACTTAAATAGGGAAATGCTATGACTGTTGTTTCAAATTCTATAAATGGTTCTTTAAAGAGCGTTCAGGTTTTCACTTCAGGAACTGCTGCAACTTATACAAAACCGGCTAATATTAGAAATATACTGGTCGAGTGTCTTGGTGGCGGAGGCGGAGGTGGTGGCGTTACTTGTCTTGCTGGTGCTTTTGCATCCTCTGCTGGTGGAGGAGGTGCTGGAGGGTATTGTAGAAGACTGATTACATCTGCCGCTGGAACTTATACCTATACAGTTGGACCTGGTGGCGCTGGCGGCACATCTTTTTCTGTAAATGGTTCAGCTGGAACAGCAACAACATTTAGCGGGGGAACTATGTCTGCGGGTGGTGGTGCCGGTGGTGGTTCGAGTGCTGCATTTTCTGTTGCAGTTGCCAGCGGTTCCGGTGGAGCAGGAGGTTCTTCCTCAGGCGGTGATATTAATTTCACAGGACAGGCAGGAACGATTGGTGTAATTTATAGTACTGCTGTAGCATTTGGAGGAATAGGGGGAAGTTCCCATTATGGAGCAAATGGAGTTGCAACTGCTTCTGCAGCTAATACGGTAGCTGGAACAACTGCAGTAGCTAATTCTGGAAGTGGTGGTGGAGGAGCTTCGGGAACTAATTCAGGAACTAGTGCTTCTGGCGGAGCTGGTGGAAGTGGTTTAATAATTGTTTATGAGTATTCTTAAATGTTCAAAGCTATTAATTTCATGGAACCGAAATATCAGGATAAACAAAGTCAGATTTCTCCTTTGGTTTTAGCATTGCTTGCCATGCAACAGAACCCTCAAAACCCAAATCAAAACCAACAACAAATTCCAGACGAATATCTTCAATATTTATTAAGACAACAAGGTCAACAAGAGGAAGAGCCGTATAATCCACTTGGTAACCAAGAGCAAATGTTGGCCAGAATTCGCCAGCCTAGCAAGTTCTCAAATCCTATGTCCGAATTTGAGGGCGAAGATACTGGTGATTTAATGAGTAGATTAAGGCAGAGAGAATCTGGAGGCGATTATGGCGTTAGAAATAAGCTTGGATATTCTGGTGCCTATCAATTCGGAGCACCCGCACTAGAGACTGTTGGTATGTTAAAGCCTGGCACAGGCAGATATGGAAATAAAGCTTTGCAAAATCCTGAAAACTGGACCATTCCTGGTGGTCTAGAACAATATATGTCTAATCCAGCTATTCAAGATGAGGCTATGAGAAGACTAATGAGCGCTAACAAGCAATCATTAACAAAAATGGGTTTAATAAATAGAAATACGAGTCCTCAAGATGTAAATGGAATGCTTGCTGCAGCACATTTATCTGGGCCTGGTGGAGTTAAAAAAATGATGCGAGGTGAAAATCCTCGAGATGCATTTGGCACCGGTGCAAGGGAATACTATAATCTAGGAAGGAGAGGTTAAATGCCATTAGTTAAAGGGAAGTCTAAAAAGATAATTTCAGAAAATATAGCGGAGCTTCGAAGTTCGGGACGTCCCGAAAAACAAGCAATAGCAGTTGCAATGTCAGAAGCGGGAAAATCTAAGCGCAAAAAAGGGAAAAAGAAATGAACTTAAAGAAAGTTAAAAATGTAGTTCCAAATAGAGAAATAAACGAAGAAATGAAAAAAGATGAAAAGAAAATGAAAAGCACAAAGAAGGGGAAAAAGAAATGAAAGAGCAGCGCATGAAAGATAAAAAAAAGGATATGAAGAAAAAGGAAACAAAGGAAAAAAAGGGTTACTAACTTTACGGATTTAATTTAGGAGAATGAAAAATGGCTGTTTTATCGTGGACTACAGAAGTAACTGGTTTTGAAGGTATTATTCCAAAACTAATTTATATTGATACTAATGATACTTTCGCTACTATTACAGCGGCTGGTTACTTAAATCCATCAGTTGAGATGGGCATGGAGTTTACCAATGATGCCATGGCATTAGTTATGTCAAACACTGGGCCTCTATGGTTACAGACTTCACTGGTTGGATCTAACCATAGTTTAGTTTCCCCATCAAATTCAACCAATGTTATTTTGCCAACTATTGCTAATCATATTGCTACCTATACAAATACTATAGGCACTTTAAGTGAAGATCCTGTAACTGCGATTTCAGGCGGAAATATTCAAGCTGGCTTGAGTGGAGTTGCCGGTGGTTTTATTTCCTATCCTGCAACTATGACTACTGGCACCTTAAGGCTAACCGCTACAAGTAGTGCAGGAGATTTTGCTACATTTATCACTAATGCATCTCAGGCTGCATCTCGCACTTATACCATTCCAGATGCAGGGGCAAGTTCTAGCTTCTTGTTAACCAATAATGCTACTACACAGACTATAGCAACTGGAAATTTAGCACTAACAGTTGGTACATTGACGTTAGGTTCATCAGGTCATGCGTCTTCTTTAACCATATTTCCAGGAACAGCTGCTAATGGAACCCTCATAATTTCACCAGTTAATAATGCTGGTAATTTTAACACTACTATTAGCAGTGTAACTGGTCTTGGTCAAAGTACTATTTACACATTCCCAGATCCCGGCGCCGCAACTGCTAACGTTTTATTATCCGCTAGTGGTGGAACTCAAACCATTGCGACTGGAAACTTAGCACTTACTGTTGGTACTCTAACATTAGGTTCTTCTGGCAATGCGTCTTCATTACAGATATTTCCAATAACCGCTAATAATGGTAGTTTTTCAATTATTCCACTTAATATTGCGGGTAATTTTACGGTTACGCTTAGTAATGCATCGATTGGACAAAGTACAGTATATTCTCTACCGGATGCTGGTGCAGCCACTTCAAATATTGCCGTTACAACAGGCGCTACTGTTGCGAATAATTTCGTGATGGCTTCAGGAGTTGCTGGTCAAATTACAGACTCAGGCATACCTGTTGCAGGTTTACAATTAAATGCATCTGGAACTATAAGTGATGTAAATTTCCAAGGAATGTATGCGACTCCTGTTCAATTAATTCCAGCTCCTGCGGCTGGTTTTGGAATAGTGGTTTTTAGTGCATATCTCGAGATTGTGTTTGCTACAGCGGCTCCTGCAAATGGTGGCGCCATTATATTCCAATATGGAAATACAATTCATGGCGCTGGTGTAAATACTATCGCTAACGGTGGAACTTTGACTATTGCAGCTGCATTTGCCACTGGTGCTGCCGTCAATCAATGGACCACATTAGAGAATGGTACCAATATTGGCACCACTGCTTCTTCAACAACTACAGCATTAGGAGTGTTCTTATCTAATGATACTGGTGCATTTACAGCTAATGGCGGTACTAGCTCAATAAGATATGCAGTAAACTATATGATAGTACCTATGGTTTAATCTTTATTGATTTGAAAGTTAAGTATTGCAATAATAGAGATTGATTATGGCATTGGGGGGGATGGTTCCCCCCTCTTTTTAACCTTTGGGGGATAGATGGACAAACAGAATTTAATTGCTAGAATAGAAGAAATTGGGAAAGCAATCGAGAATTCTTTGGCTCAACACAATGCTTTAGTCGGAAGACTAAATGAAGCTCAATTCATTTTACAACAAATGGAAAAGTTTGAGCAGGATTTGGCTTCTAAGAATATTTCTGGTATTGTTGAGGACTGTACTACCATAGCTGGGGAAATAGTTTCCTAATACTGTTCGATTTAGGAAAGTCATGAGTATAGACATCAAACAATTTCATGATTTAATTCTAGTTCCAACTATGAATTCTGTTTCTCTTTATTCTAAAGAATCCTGTCAGCTTATTATTGGTACTGGATGCCAAGAAAGTCAATTTACTTTTTTGCATCAAGAAGGAAATGGGCCTGCTCTTGGATTTTTTCAGTGTGAATCTCTCACTTATAGAAATATTATAAATGATGTTTTTTTGCATGATATAAATTTAAAACAAAGATTTCTTTCTACTTTGGGATATGAGATGATGCCAGATTTTAGTTTTCTTGTCTGGAATCTTAAACTTGCGTGTCTTGTTTGCAGACTTCATTATCATAGAATTCAAGAGAAAATACCTTGTGATTTACCAGGTCAAGCAGCGTATTATAAAAAATATTACAATACAATATTGGGAAAAGCTACTACTGAAGAATATATTGAAAACTTTAATAAACATGCATCACACATATGGACAGACTAATATCAAAATTTCTTAAAGAATTAATTTCTCCAGGAAATCATTTGATAGTATATTTTGTAATTTTAGTTACTTCATTATGTGTGGGATTCTTTTCTGCTCACTTTTTTAAAGGAAATAAACAAGCTAAAATTATTGAGGATTATGCTGAGAAAATTATAGAACGAGAAACAGGGATTTCAATAAATTTCGAAGAAATAGATGAAGATATTTCTAAGCCTTCCACAATGAAGCTATCAGAACCAATTTCTGACCCATTTCCAGAATTATCATTTCCGCAATCTATGCCTTAACCAGCTGCCATCAAAAATGAATGAATTTGTCTCTGCAATGGACGATCTTGATTTGGTAATACTTCTTCATAAGTGATTACCGATTCTTCTTTAGAACTTTTTTCTACGATGTAATTTCTAATCTGTTGTATTTTCTTTGATGAATCCCATTCTTTGAGATCAAGCAATCTATCTATAACAAACTCTAAATTATTCAATATTTCAGACTCTGTCATAACCATCTCCCTTTGTTGACATATCGCGACAATCGACATTTGGTACAAATTTAGTATAATAGAATTAGATGGAAATTAACAGAAAGTAAGGTGAATGAATAATGCATAGATACATGCCGGCTTGTCTTCAAACAATTGAATTGCTTGAGAGTCATATGCCTTCTATTGACTCTTTAGATAATGCAGATATTACAGTTCGCTTGCATTTGCATAAACTTCAGTTTTTAGTCATAAATGAATTGATGATATATCTAGGTAAATTTTCAGATTCTGGAAGTGCTGCTAATATCGAAGTTATTGAAAAATTACGAGAACATAAAAATATTATAAAAGATGTTATTGACATGATAGAAAAAAGTGAGAAGCCAGTTACGGTGAATTGATGAGTAAATACATTGAAATTATATGTGATGCCATTAATGACGCTTTAACGTATCAATCTTATTATGATGAAATAAATGAAAATACTACTCTCAGAATAATGGCTACAGTCGATGTGGCTATGTCTTATATTTCAAATCATTATTTTGACCAACGGGAATACGAAGATTTAATATTAAATATAAACTCATATAAAGGAGATAATAATTATATTCATAACATGTTCGAAAGGTTAGAAGATTACCACAAGGAATCTTTGGAAGAATGCGAGAAAGACCCAGCTTGGAAAAAGTTTGATAATGGGATGGGTAGTGGATAATGGGAGTTCAGAATTAGAAGATATTATTAACACATTATTGCGATTGCAGGCTTTAAAGATTGAACGAATATTTGATCTTGTTGCTGATCAAATATTGATGACATTTAGTTTCGAAAATATGCAAGAGATAATTGAGAGGCGTGATCAAGAAATTGCATTGATTAATGCTGAGACCGAAAAAGAGTTAAGGAAATATAAAAGTAATATTAAATGATCAATTTTGTCATTCATATTTAAGCAGTTTTATTCGGGACGTTTTCAGATATTAGTTGCCTATATATTGTGATTATTGGTCTATAATCCTTATAGGGCATATTTCATCTGAAAAAGTTAGCTGCGAATAAGGTTATCATTCCTATACCTATAATTCTCATCCACATTAAATCTTTTCTAATTTCCATCATTATATCTCCCAGATCACCCATTTGATGGGCTGTTATCTTTGCCTGCGCTTCGGGTGTCCCAGTTGACACAAGTTCTTCATATAATGTTAGCGTATCTTTGTAAGCCATTTCAGCCTCCTGTTTACTATAGTTAAATAACTATTTATTTATATTGTCAATCTTGTCATTTACTTCTTTACGTAATGCTTCCGTTATCCGGGCTATCATTTTAGCTGCTTCCTTTTCAATTCCAGCCTCAACCAATAGTTCAAATATTGTCAGCGTATCTAAGCTTAACATTTCACTCTCCTTTATCGGTTTTCTACTATATTACACTACTTCGATTTTCCAAAATCTATTTACTCACCATAATGCTGATTATGCATGGTAATAACCGGTCTTAAATCCTGAGTTTCAGAGCCACAAATTACATAATATTACATGGCATGTTTTACATTACGAAAAAAAGCTTTTAAATTGGGGGAAGCAAACCCTTTTCAACAAATACTTCATGTAATAAATCGGCTATTAATTTAGCTAAATCAGTCTTCAGAATTTTTGGATAAGGTTGCAAAAGTTCGCTAGTAACCAATCCGAGGGCAAAGTTTATTTTTCTATAATGTTTTCTATCTTCAGCCTCAAGCATTCTTTCAAGTGTAGATTGCATTTTTAAAAGGATTTCAGTTTCTGTCATTCTTAACCTCAATGATTCATATATCCAGGTTTTGGCTTATTTGGTATAGCCAATTCTCGTTCAATAGCCTCACTTAGCCACTTTCTAACCAGAGCAGAACTATTGTTTTCAATCGTCTTCTTGGCAAGCTTTCGTATTTGCTTAACCATATCTGGATGAACCTTCACGTAAAGCCGAGTTGTAAATTGTCCTTCATGATCTTCAGTCGTCATCTTTGTCTCAGTATAATTTGAGTGTAGGTGAGCACATGATACCTACGTGACATCAAGTTGTCAAGCTCCCAAGATGGACTATGAAATTCAATAGTCCATCTTATGGGGTCGAAAATAGACTATTAATTAATAAGTTTTTATTTACGCCACAAGTTGTGGCGTAATTGGGTAGAAGCGAGAGGTTTGTTTTAAATGAAAATAAGTGTTGACATTGGTTTCAAACGTGCGTACGATGTGGGTATCGAAACTATTAAATGGGAGAAAATCATGAGAGACGCAGGCATTTATACCGACTTAGACATTAATGAGTATCACTCATCGGAAGGAATAAGCTCAAGTGGCATTACACTACTTATAGACTGTCCTAAGCGATATTTCCACAAGTACATCGAAAAAGGAAAGAGTGAGGATACTTCCGCTATGCAATTAGGGCGCGCAGTCCATATGCTAGTCCTGGAGCCTGAAGTATTTGCCAAGACTTTCTTTATCATGAGAAATGCTTGTGACTTGAGAACTAAGGATGGAAAAGAGAAGTTTGCCCAGGCTGAGATAGATGCCCATGGTCGAACCATTTTAAGGAAAGGGATGTGGGAGCATGTTTATGATATGGCTGACGCAATTAAAAAGAGTGCTACGTGGAACAAAATCATCCCCGGAAACGTGGAACATTCAGTACTGTGGGATGCCGGTATTTATAATACCCGACTACGGGCTAGACCTGACTTTTATAACGGCACGATGATTGTAGACATAAAGACGACTGACTCTATAAAGAGCTTTTCTAAGTCCATTCACAGTTATGGTTACCATAGGCAGGCAGCCATGCAGATAGACGGCCTCAAGCAGCACGACGGAAAAGAGCGGTTTTTCGGATTTATGGTTGTCGAAAATAAGGCGCCATATCTAACGGCTTGCTTCGTATTGAACGAGCAGAGCGTTAGACAAGGTAGAAGAGAGTATTTGGATGCAGCAGCCGTATATCATGACTGTATGAGCACGGGAATCTGGCCAGGATATGAAGACAGTTTTCAGGAAATCTCTATCCCTGCATATGCAATCAAAGAAGAGCAATTAATTTAAAAAAAACTTGACGCGTACCCACCACGTGGGTACAATAACATATATAGACAGCAGTAACCAGGAGAAAGAAGATGTACGAGATGATAGAAGATTGGAATTATCCTTCACAAGAGAAAAGAGTGGCAAAAGGGCTTTTGTTGATGAAAGTGAGAGGCTGCAAACTTGATGGACTTTTGGAATCGGACTTAAGACGCGGGATTGTTAGGGTTATTCCAGCTCAGGAGGTATCTTCACGATGAAAGACGCAAGTACATCTAAAAATAATGGTTTTACTGATTTCATGGGAAAGATGGAACAGATAGGGTTTTTGCTTCTTAACCAGGAATCTATTATCAAGGATGACAGACAATCTTTAAGCGTACCAAAGCCATTTCAAGGATTCATCAATAGTCATCATTTGGTATAATATATAAAACAGGAGAACAGAATGAGTAACGAGATAATTGTATCAGAAAAGAACCAAGGGTTTATGAATGTTTCTACCATAGAAAACGCCATAAAAGTCAGCGAATATATTGCGGCAAGCAGCTTTTGTCCCGTAAGTCTCAAAGGAAAACCGGGAGATATTTTGGTCTGTCTTCAGATGGGACAAGAGCTTGGTTTAAAGCCTATGCAGGCTATGCAAAATATTGCCGTTATCAATGGTAGGCCTAGCCTTTGGGGTGATGCAATGATAGCTGTTTGCCGCCAATCTCCTGATTTTGAGTTTATTAAAGAAGAATTTGATGCTAAAACCATGACGGCAACATGCACAATCAAACGAAGAAACGAGCCTGAATTTGTATCTTCGTTTAGCCAAGCAGATGCTGTGACGGCTAACCTATGGAAAAAGGCTGGTCCATGGACTCAATATCCTAAGAGAATGCTACAAATGAGAGCGCGTGGATTTGGTTGTCGTGACTGCTTCCCAGATTTACTACGTGGTATCATTATAAAAGAAGAGGCGGAAGACATGCCGCGCCAAAGGACAGACTATAGCAGAGCTGTTGGCGTGACTCTTGATAACGAGCCTGAACAGATTCAGTTAATTAATGATGACCAAATCCATGAGCTAAAGACCACAGCAATGGAACTTGGCGCTAACTTGAACAAAACGTGTGACCATTTGAACATTAATTCAATTGAAGATATGAGCATTTCTCAATGGGCTGAAGTTATGAGGCAGTTTGAGAAAAAGCTTGTTATTAAGAGAAAAGCGGAGAACTTGCCTATTAATATGCACGTTCAGGAAACGATGACTAATAATGCTAAGGAATTCTTTGGGGATGAAAATGAGTGATGAAGAAAGAGAAGAGGTTTTAAATATTAATTTTCAAATAAGCAAAGAAGGTGAGATATTTGGCAGATATGGGTTTGTTCCCCGTTTTTTGTCAAATCTCAAGAAAAATGACAGCCATCGTCAATGCTTTATTTCTGAATTGGTGGAAAGGTTAAATGGATACATAGATGGAGCTAATGATGATTAATTGGTTGCGTGATATTTGGAGCCGAATAAAAGGAAGGGGAAAAATTTTAGACTCCAGATCAAGGTTGGTTGAGCGAGATGAAGTTTCTGGAGATTAACATGAGCAAATTAAATTCTGTTACGGAAGAAGATGGTTACTGGGTTGTTGATAAGTTTGGAAACAACAGAGTAAACTATGACGTTCTTATTTTAGAAAATGATATACCTTTTTTGCCAGAACTTATAAAAAGATATAAAAGTATAGATGCAGCTATTTTAATGTATAGAATGTTTTGTTTGATAGACTCCAATAAAGCGGTCATAAGAAAAGATGGATTTTATTGGTATTCAGCTTCTTATGAAGATCTCAGAGATCAGTTTCCATGGATAACATTGAATAATATAAAAATTGCCATGAAGCTTTTGGTTAAAATAAAAGTTTTGGTGTCAGAATCTGTTAAAAATACACAAGGGAAGACAAAATGGTATCGCATGTTTTACCCCTCTGATTTAGAATCACTACACCCTATTTTTAAAAAAGAAAAACCATCATCTAATAATGTTATAAATTTTATTTTAAAGAGATAGTTATGGGAAAAGAGATATTTTTACATAGTTTTGACCCAATTTATTTATGCAGGGATCCTTTTTACTTTGTCAATAAAGAGATTGCCACAAAATATAGCTCTACATATGCAGGAGCTTTATATAGCAGAATAATGTCCCTGTCACTATCAGACAAAGGGTCCATTAAAGATGGGTATGTTAGTTTTGTTTCTTCAGACTCTATTTGGAGTTTGGAAAATTCATGGATAAATCATAAGGATTTGACTAGAGCTTCAAATAAATTAATTAAATTTAATGAAATTGCATATCAGTGTTTTATAAGCGAAAAAAGAACATATTACGATAATGATTTAAAGCCTAATGGTTATAGCAATAGATATTCTCATGCCTACAGAATCACAAGGTTTCCAAAATGTAAAATTATTAAAAAAGAATCAATTCCATTTGATAAAAATAAATGGAAACATCTTTCCGAAACTATGATTAAATGGTGGGGAAAAGAAAGTCTTGAAATTCATCAAAGATAAGCTATACTATATTTAAGCAGAAAATTTAGCACGGAGGCTGTCATGGTTAAAGTATTAATAGGCGCATTTTCTGTTGTTTGTCTAGCTACTGCTAATTGTCAGCCATATGTTGGAGCAGATGGTCAAGTACGTATTATAAACTTCAAACAAGATTACGGTGGAAACGTTCTTAAGAATCATTATCCCCAGGCAAATGTGTTTGGTGGCATAATGCTTAACCAGAATTTTGGATTTGAGGCTGGATATGAGTTTTCTAAACAACAATATTCAATAAGCGAAGATAATCCAAGAAAGGTTGTTTTAGGTAGAATTATTCGTCCTTATATTCCTCATCATATGAGAACGGTATATGACTACAGCTATTCCTCTTCTAAAATGAATGGCATAAATATAAATCTTGTTGGATTATTTCCAATACAGAAAAACATTGCATTAATTGGGTCAATCGGTCTTGCTAATTTAAAATTACAAGTAAAAAATACATTTAGACAGACGATTATAACCGACACTGGACTTTTAGAGTTACCTATAACAGATATATATTCTGATGATGTCAATTATAATAAGAGAAAAACTGTGCTTAGATTCACCGGCGGAATTAAACTTAGGCTGAATGATTGCGTTGGTATGAGAATACTACTAAGCTGGGAAAACACTTCAAAACTCGAAGCAAAAGCAATAGATGCAATAACTAAAAGAAAAGTTCTCGGCATGGCTAAACCTAAAAATAGTTTTCAATATGGCATAGGATTATTTCTTACTCTCTAATCTCGTCAATGTGGTAAATTGACTTGTAATGTTAGAGGGTAAAATATAATGGATGTTTTAGATTCAATTGAAAATGTTGAACGAAAGTTAAGATTCTTAACCTATAGAATAGATATATTGGTAAAGTTAACTGAATTAACCTGTTTGTATCTTATTGAAAAAGATTCTCACTTCGAAAAAATTTTAGAGAAAGGATGCCATGGAATATTAAATGATGGCACTTAACTAAAAATAAGATTATTATTGTTTGTGTTTGAAAATCATTCCCTCTTGCATATGGCTTACAAGAGGGAGATTTTATTTAGAAAACAAACAAGTAGGTCAAAAATGAAAACAAAACCAAGGAGATTAAAAATGTAATTTAACAATCTGCAGGACCATTTTAATAACGTAATTTAACCTTATCTTAGGAATGTTTTCACTATGCTAGTCCCGGTTTTAAAGGAGAAATAACATATGCGATATGATAACAAATACAACAGAAAAGTCAATAGTAATTTTCAGTTTCATTTTATCGAATATAATTTAAGCCTACTAACTTCATTCACTTGCGAGGGATTTGCGCGTGTCTAAACTTTTAATTAATGAGCCTTATATTCCAGTTTCTGTTGCATTGATGTTGAAAATTAAGCCATCTCGGGCAATTGTTCTGCAGAAACTTTATTCTTTAACCATTATAAAGAATAATTACTTAGCCGACTTCCAGGATTGGAATGGATTAATCCCTTACTTAAGCGATGATCAATTAAAAAATATTCTTATTTGGCTTGAGGGTAATAATCTTATAATTTCAAAAAGCGAAAAAGGTAAGCGTGGTAAATGGTATTCAATTAACTTAAAGGGTATAACTGAATTTGGACTTGAGGTTATTGAAGATTATATATTTCCAATGAGTCGTAAAAATAAGAAGAAGTCATTTATTTTACCATCATTAGTTAAGTTAGTTGGGATACCATCTGCAATAATTATCCAAGACTTTTATTTTAATAATGGAATTGCGTTTTATCAGATGAAGCATAAAAAAATTATTAATGAATTTATTTATTTCAAAAGCAGACGACAAATAGAAATTATTTTTCAGGATTTACAAAATAGAGATATATTTAAATCTGAGTTACGTGATGATTCTAATAAAAATGAAGGAAAATTTTATGCAGTTAACAAACGAAATATATATGCATTATTAGGGGTTTGTTTTACAGAATATGTTGAAAACGAACAGAATGAAGCTAGGTCAGAGCCTGTGGATAAGTCCTTGATTGTGGATAACTTTAACAATCAAAACCGAATTTCAGCGGGACTAAAACCGAATTTCAGCGGGACTAAAACCGAATTTCAGCGGGACTACTCTATAGATCAAGATCAAGAAAGATCTTTAAAGAAAACAATACTAATACCTTGGGGCGCAGACAAAGGTTGTGGTATAATACCAACCATGAAAGATAATATTGTTTCTTTAAAAGAAAGATTGATGACTTTTAAAATTAATTCTATCGAGTCTGACGATTTATTGACTAAATTTTCTATCTCAAGAATTGAAGAAGTTTTAGATGCAGCTTTCAAAAAAGAAAAGAAAGATGGTAAACAAATTTTCCGTGGTTGGATTATTAAAGCTCTTCAGCTGGGATGGAACCTGAAAGAAAAATCTAAGGAGGTCAAAGTGATAATACATACTAAGCCAGAAGATTCACTTTACAGGCGTGAGCTTGAAGTAAAAACAAAAATTGCGAAAGAAAAAATTTATTCGGTTAAGCGTTCTGCTGAAGATGTTGAAAAACATTACATGGACATGATTCGAGGAATGCTTCGTGTTTCTTCTTCGAAGCCAGAATCAAATCGAGAATTCGCTAAACGTATCGCCCCCAATGTTTTAGAGATATACTCAAGATCTGAGGCTTAAAACGTCTCAGCTCTTCATCGTAAACTTTAGCAATGACTTCCTTGGCGAAAAAACCCGGATGGTGAATCCGGGTTTGAAGGGAAAGTTAATTATACCATTAACAAAGGTTGGGCGAATTACTTATAGTCTACTTTTCCATTCTCAACCTTTACGATAAATATTTGGTCGTTAATATGCCAAAATCGTTAATTTAAGGTACCAAGGTGGCGAGATCTAGTCTCAAATATATATCTCTTAGGGTGCCATTAAAATCTGTCCGCTATGAGCTTTAAATTTAGAATTAGGAATTTTACGTATGTGATTAAAATTATTGACAATTATGAGTACTTACACTTACTATTATTCTGATAGATTTTTCACAAGGAGCGGTCAATGTCAATTTGCTTATCATGTCTCGGACAAAAGAAAATTCAAGGAATGGGATTTATGGGTGAAGTTGACTGTCGGACTTGTAAAGGGACCGGTATAGCGCCTGTGAAAGCAGAAGAGCCTATTCTTGTAAAAACTTTGGAAGCCAAACCAGTTCAGCCTTTGAATAACGATGCTTTGACAATGAATGCTGCTAGTGTTGATAAATCTGAAAGATTGGAGCTCACAATTGAAACCCATGAAGCCGTTTTAAAAAAACTATTCAATTCAGAAAATTCAAATGTGAATGCTGTCGAACCTGATGAGAAAAAACCTCATGAATCCATAGCCGATAAAATCAAGCGGAAATATACAAAATCAGCTAAATGAATTCTAGGGTGGAATTATGGCAAAGGAAAAAACTCTGATTGAAAAAGTTAAGGCAAAAAGAAAATCACCACCAAAAAGTCCGTTTAAAATAAATACCGAAATATCCACCGGAGTTGGAAAAGACGGAGCGCCTCCTTTTCCATGGACTCCAGAATTAGAAAATGAAATTGCCGATTACATTTCAAATAATGCTATGTCTTTAAAAAGATGTAAATTAAATAACCCACATTGGCCAGAGATGAATTGTATCTATGAACGAATACACAAAAACCCAAAGTTTGGCGAGATGTACGAGTTAGCTAAACAAAATCAAACGCTTGCTTTGAACGAAGAAACGCTAGATGTTGTACATGAAATTAAATCTAATCCTGAACTTGTTCCTTGGGGTAGAGAAGCTATCAGGCAATTCAATTGGCAAGCAGCAAGACTCAAACCAAGAAGATTTGGAGATAAAACATTTACCGAGACCACTGTTATCACCCAAGAAGATTCTCTCGATAAACTGAAATGACCGAAGAAGAAATAGCAATTAGGCAAAAGCTCAAAGATAACTTCGTGCACTATGCTATAAAATGTTTAAGCATCAGGTCAAAATTGGGTGTCATAAAACCTTTCGAATTAAATGCCGCCCAAAAATATATCCATAACCAATTAGAAATGCAGAAGGGTCAAACTGGAAAAGTCCGCGCTTTGATCCTTAAAGGGCGCCAGATGGGATGTTCTACATACGTTGGCGGTAGGTTTTATCATCGGACAACTTATAACAGAGGAACCCAATGTTTCATACTGACTCATGCATTGGATGCCACAAATAATTTGTACAAAATGGCTCAAAGATTTTATGAAAATACTCCTCCACTTGTTCGGCCCCAAGTTTCAACCAATAACTCAAAAGAACTTATTTTTGGGAGATTAGATTCTGGATATAAAATTGGGACAGCAGAAAATAAATCTGTAGGTAGGTCGTCGACTATACAATTGTTCCACGGAAGTGAATGTGCATTTTGGGCAAACGCCTCCGAGCATGCTAAAGGCATTCTACAAGCTGTACCTGACGCTCCAGGAACTGAAATCATTCTCGAATCAACAGCCAATGGCGTAGGTAACTACTTTCACCAAATGTGGCAAAAAGCAGAAGCAGGCATGTCTGACTTCATCGCTATTTTTGTTCCATGGTTTTGGCAGCCAGAATATCAGCGTGAAGTTTGCCATGGATTCACACCGAGTGAATATGAGATTTCATTAAAAGATAATTATGGATTGACTGATGAGCAGCTAAACTGGCGTCGGTTCAAAATTGTAGACTTATCGGTTAATGGGCAAGACGGTGAGAAAAGCTTTTGCCAAGAATATCCTTGTAATGCTAATGAGGCTTTCCAGCTTACTGGTGAAAATACATTTGTTGAATCTAGTCTCGTTATGCGTACTCGAAAAGATACGGAAGCAGAACGATTTGGCCCGCTTCTTTTAGCCTGTGACCCAGCCCGATTCGGAGATGACCGTACATCAATCATTATGCGGCAAGGACGGGTTGCTTTTGGATTACAAAGTTATAACAAAAAGGATACGATGGAAGTCGTCGGTATACTTGTCCAGCTGATAAAAGAACACAATCCCATTAAAGTTTTTGTGGATGTAGGAGGTCTTGGTGCCGGGGTTGTTGACCGCCTCATGGAACTCGGCTATAAGGAAATCGTGGTCTCTGTAAATGCTGGTTCCAAACCATTGGATGGCAAAAGATACTCAAACAAACGCGCCGAGATGTGGGGACTTTGTAAGGCTTGGCTGCTTGAAGAACCATGCAAAATCCCCGATGTCGATTCTTTACACGCTGACATCTGTGGTATAAAATATAGTTTTGATTCAAACTCAAGACTTGTCATGGAACGAAAAGAAGATATGAAAAGACGTGGGGTTAGATCGTCCGATGAAGCAGATGCACTTTGTTTAACATTTGCGCTTCCGGTTTCAGCTTTTGAAGTTAAGAAACCCCAACCCTCTTTTCAAAAATCTTTTTCAGATGAACTCAATGCACGGATAGGATATTTAGGATATTAATATGAGTTACAAGGTCGCCAAGGTTCACGAAGATAAGCTTGAAGGAATCAAAAAGAATGTAGAAGATTCTCATGGATATTTTGAAGAGAATGCAAAACGATATCATAAGTTTGTTCGTTTTGTTTTTAAGACCGCCCTTGACGATCCTACGATTCAAAACCTTAAGACTCTTCAAAAGCCGCCGATTGAATTTAATATCCTAGAGGCAATCATATCTCGACTAAGAGGCGAATTTTCTAAACAAGAACCTTCAATTTGTGTGAGAGCTGCAGATGGGATACGTGTTGATTCTCTTACACCTGAATTTATTAACACGATGGAAGTTCTTGAAGCCCATCTTAGAGAGGTCTTTTTCGATGCTACAAACGATTCTTTGGAATACAATATCTATTCTGATCTTCTGGCTGGTGGTTATTCAGCTGTTGAAATATATACTGACTATGTAAATGAAATGTCATTTGAACAGAAGATTAAAGTGGAGAGGGTATTCGACCCAACCTTAACCGGATTTGACCCATTGGCTCGTGAATCTCACAAAGGCGATGGTCGTTATTGTTTTAAGATTGTTCCATGGACAGTTGAAGAATTTCAGGCTGAATTTCCAGATATTAAAACCAATGGATTTAACTTCTCGAGAAATTTAGACAGCAGTTTTAACTGGTCATATAAGAATGCTGAGCAAGAGATTGTTTTGGTTTGTGATTATTATGAGAAGAAGGATAAAAAGGTAACTATCGTTAAGTTATCCAATGGTCATATTATAACCAAACATGACTACAAAATTCTTCAAGAGATGTGGAGCGATGCGGGATTCATTGAGCAGTGTCCAATTGTTATTGAAGAACGTAGGACAGTTATTCAGACAATCTGCAGATATCGATTCTGTGAGCTTGGGATTTTGGATTATGTTGAAACGGATTTCAAATATCTTCCAATCATATTCATAGATGGAAATTCTATTAATATGCAAGATAGTGAGAATGGTTGCACTTATCAAATGACTCGTCCATTTGTTTATCACGCAATGGGCATGCAGAAGCTTAAGAACTTTGCAGGTCAAACTATTGGAGCTGAGATTCAGAACATGGTTATGCATAAGTTCAAGGTGGCTCTTGAATCCATTCCAGAGGAATATAAAGATGCTTACAAGAATGTTCAGGTTATGTCAGTTCTTGTTTACAACGCATTTTTTGAAAAGAATCCAGATGTTCCTTTACCTCCTCCCCAAGAGATTCAAAGGTCAGAAACTCCAGCTCTTGTTCAGGCGATATTTAATGGCTCAGACCAAACTACACAAATGATTTTGGGCAGCTATGATACCGCACTTGCTGCTAATTCAGATGCACTCAGCGGAAAAGCTATACAACAAGGTGCTCTCCAATCTAATGGTGCGGCTCTTCCTTATTTGATGGGTTATATTAAAGGATTGAATAGGATAGCCCAGGTAATGCTTGATTTGATTCCAAAGTATTATAGAACGCCTCGAAGTTTACCTATTATGAAGTCAAATGGAAAACGTTCTTATCAGCTCATAAATGATTCAACGCTTCGCGATGCCATAATGATGAATTATGACCCTAATGATTTATGTGTCAAGGTAGAAGCTGGTGTTAACTCCAGTATTCAGAAGCAAATGGCTCTTGAGGAAATCACAGCTATGATGCAGGCAAGTCCAATGTTCTCAGCATTCATTAACGAAAAAGGACTTGAGACATTACTCGACAATATGGATATTCGTGGTATCGACCATCTTAAAGCTCAAGCTGAAGAGTTTATGAAAGAACAAGAAGATGCTAAGAAACAGCCTCCAGCACCCTCTGATGCCGAGCAGTTTGCTAAGATGGAAATGGAAAAGACTCAAATGATTACTTCACAAAAGCAAGAAGAAGCGGAAGGTCAGATGTCGGTTGATGCAGCTAAGATAGCTGTTGAGAAAGAGAAAGTTCAGTTACAATTTATTAAGCTTATGGCTGATATCGAAAGTGGAAAAGTTAAGCAAGCAATTGAACAAGAGCGAGTAGATGCTGAGAGATCCAGAAATGCTATTGGTATGGCTATGGAGATTGCAAAGCATCATCAAGAAGGTCAAAATATGGAAGTGGATATCATTGAGTAGTTTATGTTTGGCACATGGGGGACAGCAAATACCGGTATTAATTTCTAGGTAATTGATCTTAACTTACCCCATGTTGCCAGACGCCAATATATTTAATAGGAGATTAAAATGGCTAAATTGACTGAAAAGGATAGAAAGAAGTTACCTAAGAAAATGTTTGCAATGCCTGGTGAGCGTAAGTATCCGATTGAAGACAAAGCTCACGCTAGGAACGCAAAAGCGCGCGCTTCTGAGATGGAACATAAAGGGAAGATTTCACCTTCAACTAAAGCCAAGATTGACGCAAAGGCTAACAAGGTTCTGGGAAAAAAGAAGGTGAAGTAGGATGTATAAATATATTGAAATTCTTAAGAAAATATTAGGACATTTTCCGGAAGATTTATTTGAAAAATATAAACAATGCGATTACGATAGTTATGAACGGGAAGATTATGAAGAAATTATTTATCTTAAAAGGGAAATACTAGAGACAGCTGCTTATGATCTTGAGCCATATAATGGTGAAACTAATCCTGAAGAAGTTGAAAAGTATTACAAAGAAATAGTTAAAACCCGAGATGATTTTATTAGAGAAATTGATGAGTTTAGATAAAAGTAAATGTATTGATTTTCTTAAATATCTCTTTAAGATAATCTGTTTTGTAATATTTTGCTATGTTTTAGTTACTCTTTTTTCATTTCAGCATGCTCCAATAGATTATGGACCTTAGATTGAAATTTATGTTTTATGGTTTTTTTATATTTGTCATTGTCTATGGAAGCGTTTTGTTATTGGTTTGGGATGGTGGTGATTAATTGATGCAATATAATTAAGTTCAATAACTTTAGTGGTGGTATCAAAAGCAGACTTAACCTTCATTATAGATACCAAACAAATTATAACATCGAATATATTTAGTGTATTTACTTGCTTTTCTAATTAACCCTATATACACTATTACTTAATAGGACGGGCCTACTAATCCCGGTAAACACCCAGCCAATGGGGGACAAATGGCCGCATGAACTCAGCGTAACAGAGGTGAACACCGTCACGGGGCAAACGTGGGAAGACAAAGGAATGGAAGAAGGTGTAGTTGAAGAAAGTTTAGGGTCTCCAGAAGAGGTGGTATCAGAAAAGATGCTTCCAGAATCTAGAGTCAATGAATTAATTCGGAAAGCTAAATTTGCTACAGAACAGAAAGTAAGGCAGGAAATGGAAGCACAGATACAAGCGCAATCTCAAGCTATGGGCGGTATGAGCCCAGTTGATGAATCTCAGCTTCAGGCGCCCCAACAGCAGCCTCAAGGTATGCCTAATCAAGGCATTAACCCTGAAGATATGAAAAATCAAATCATGGCTCAAATGCGTGATGAGCAAGAGCGTGCGTATCGTGAACAAATGGAAGCCGAACACAAATCTGCCATGGAACAGGTGGCCCAGAATTATTTCTTAAAAGTCGGAAAAGGCGCTGAACTTTTTGATGACTTTAATGAAGTAATGAAAGATTTTAAACCTGCAAATTTTGCCAACACTGTATTTCTTGCATCCGAAGTAGATAACACGCCCGAAGTTATGTACGAGCTCCGAAAGAACCCGCACAAATTGGCGCAGATAGATATGATGGCTAAAACAGATCCTGATATGGCCCGGGAAATGATGCAAACATTATCTAAATCTATTTCAGAAAACAAGCAAGCAATGCAGCAAAACCCGGGTGTGAAAGAACCTCTTTCCAGACTTAAATCTTCTACTGTTGGTGCAGATACTGGCATCAAAAGTCTTAGGGATTTAAAGAAGTCACCACTCTTACGAGGGTAATAAAAACCTGACTTATGCCTTTACTGCGTCTAGGATTTTTTTCTAACGTGTGAGGTTTTTATCGTGCCAAATATTTTACAACAAGTCCAAACCTATCAAATGTCTGGTTTGGCATATCTCCAAAACTTGAATTGCTTTGTTCATGAAGCCAATACTAAGTTTAAAAATTTCGAAAACTTGGTTGCTAATTTAGGTGACACTGTTACCTTTGATTTGCCCCCTCGTTTTACAACCACAAATACTTTGGTTGCAGCATTCCAATCTGCTGATCAACGTGTTCAGAGCTTAACTGTTTCTGAAGCTGCTAATACAGCATATAGCTTCACAGCTCAACAATTTATCTTCAATGTTGAAGATTATATGACACGCTTCGGAAAATCGGCTATCGAAGAACTTGGAGCTAAAATTGAAGCTAATGTTGCTCAGAATTGTGTAACCCATACCTATAGATTCTATGGAAATGGATTAACTGCAATTAACTCTTATCAACAATTAGCACAAGCGCTTGCCCAATTGCGTAACTATGGTTCCGCTAAAGGAATGGCAAAAGGATTCTTGCAAGATACCGCAATTCCTAACATCATTAACTCTGGTTTAGCTCAATTTGCTGAAAAGAGAAATGATATATCAGCTAATAGCTGGGAATTAGGTAATTTCAGTAATTGCGAATGGTTTACATCTAACTTGTTGCCTGTTCATATTGCTGGAACCGAAGGTCAGACTCAAACAGTTTTGACTGTTGTATCTACAACTTTGGATGCAAACGGTGCTGTAATTGCAATTACATTCAGTGGTACAAGTGCTGCACTTGATCCAAACTCAGTACTACAATATGACAAGTTCCAATTCCAAGATGGAGTTGCTGGCTTTAACAATCTTAGGTTCCTAACTTTCGTTGGTCACCAAGTTTCAGCTGTTCCTGTGCAATTCCGTGCAACTGCTTCTGCAGCTTCTACTGGTGGTAGTCAAGTTACAGTGCAGATATACCCCGCATTGCAGGCTGCTCCTACGAATGATCAAAACTTAAACTTTGCTATCCAACCCGGTATGCAAGTTCTAGTTCTGCCATCTCATAGAGCCGGTATGATTTATACGGGTGATGCATTCTATCTGGCAATGCCTAAGTTGCCTGAAGAAGTTCCATTCCCTACAAGTTCTGATCACGATCCAGATACAGGCGTAAGTATTCGTCAGTACTATGGTTCGTTGTTTGGCCAAAACCAACGCGGGATGGTGCATGATTGTATATGGGGTTCAACGCTTGTTGACGAATATGCAATTTCAATGATTTTCCCTCTGTAACGTTAAAATTCCCCCATGAATTAAGGTTTGTGGGGGAAACAATGAGGAACAGGCTTGAAAGATTAATGAACAAATATTTGAGAGGAATGAAAAAATGACAGCACCTTTAGGACCCAATATCCCCATGGTTAACCTTGGTAATCTTTATATAAGCGGATTGCAAATAACCTGGTTAACAACGACTACTATTCAGGTTTCTCCTGGACAATGCAGAGATCATACAGATCTAAATGATATTCAGCTACCCGCTACTATCATTACTGGACCAACAGCGGCCCCTGTAACCATTACTCCAAGCTATGTTATCAATACAGCACAAAGTGGTGCTTTAGGTTTAGATGTTTTACCTGTTGCCGGTATTGCTGCAAGTACGTTGTATTATGTGTATGCAATTGGTAATAGCAATAACAACAGTCCTGATCAACCTGGATTCAATGTAAGTAACTTGCCAAGTGTTATGTTATCACTTAATGCTAATACTCCTACATTGCCTCTAAACTACGATATGTATCGTAGGATTGGTTGCGTACGTACCGATACCACTGCAGCCCCCAGTCACATTATTCCATTTTACCAAACCTTTGCTCCAAATAGCGCAAGTCGGTTGATGGATTATGGTACTGATGGTATTGCAGCTTTAACAGTATTAACTGCTGGTGCGTCTGCAACTTATGCTCCTGTTGTATTAACGGGCTTGTTGCCTCCATTAGCAACCACAGTAGTTTTAAGGGCAACATTAACCCCTAATGCTGCTGGCGATACAGTATTTTTGAGGCCTACTAATGCTTTAGCAGGATTACAATCTGCATTAGGTCTTTCAGAAATGAGTGGCGATGTGGCTGCTGTTGCACATGTAGACATGATGGAAGTTCTTACTGGAACTGCTGCTGGGGTAACAAGTATTGACTACAAAGTAACTGTGAATACAGATGCTGTAACTTTAGTTTTACAAGGTTATATAGATCAACTTTAAAGGGGAATTGATATGCCATATAGCGTTTTGAATCTTATTACCAATGCTTACTATATTTCTAGTATTGTTGGGCGTGATTTTCAAACGCTATCTGGCTCTCAATTGTCTACTGGATTAGAAGTTCTTAATGATATATTGGCTGATAAAGTCATCGAAACCGATATGGTTCCTTATTGGACTACAGGTTTTCAATGGCCGGCAACTGTTGGTCAAGAAAAGTATTTTATTCCAAATCTTATTTCAGTTGAGACTTTGGTCTTCTATATAGATTCAGTTAGATATAATACTTCGGAAGTGCACAGGGACCAATATTTTGGGTCTGCTCGAGCTAACAATATTAACTCATTACCTTTTACCTGGCATCAGGAAAGAACATTAGGGGGCGTTAATATATTCCTCTACTTCTTTCCACAACAGAACTATACAATGGAAATAACAGGTTTGTTTCGATTGTATGATGTTACGCTAAATCAGCAATTAGACTTAAACCAGACAGTTGCTAATCTGGGAACAGCCACTGTTACGGGTGCTGGTACATTTGGCGCTGGTCAATTGGTTGTCAATAATGTAGACCTTGCTGGTACATATGCTAATGTTGGATTATTGGTCGCATATGTGAATACCGGAATTATTCCTTATGTAACAGCTGCTTTGGTAGGAACTGAATTTCATTTCATTGCTGCTGCGCCGAAATTCTCAATTGGTAATCACAATATAAATATCACAACATTAGGAACTGAAGGGAGTATTAGCAATGTTAATTTTGCTAATTATAGCACTATTACTGGACCAAATAATGTTACTTTTTTTCCCCAAGGATTGGAGCGGTTTTACATAAATTACCTGAAATATGCTCTTGGTGTTCGTTTATGTAAAGAGTTTAACTATACTGTTCCTCCTGGTGCTGATAAACAGTTGCTTACTTATGAAGAGCTGATAAGCAAGCGTTCAGCCCCTATAGATTTAACAAATGCTTTAATTTCTACTCTTACCAATGAAGATGACTTTATCAGCTATGGGCAAGTCAACCTCGGCCGAGGGTGGACTACGGCAGGTTACTAATTTATGAGACAAACTCCTGGGTCAAGCCAAGTTCCAGTTACTGTATGCGGAAGCGATATATTTGGTCGATTTCCTAAAATATCTAGCGAAAGAACCTATAATCTTTATCTGAGTGATGAATGGTTAATTAATACTGCCGGTTATGAAAGAATATTGGAAATTTTTCCCACCGGAGAAGGGCGAGGAATTTTCAATTCTATTCGTGGCGGTTTCATGTTAGTAGTAGTTAATGCAAGCGTGTATACCATCAGCAATGTATTGGCTACAACATTTATTGGTAATCTTGTGACCGCCAATGGCGAAGTGTTCATAGATGAAAATCTTAACTCACAAATCTGTATTGTTGATGGAGTTAATGCTTATATATACAATTATTCTTTGGGCTTCCCTAATCTTACTATTCAAGCTACAGCACCATTAATACCGAATTATGTTGTATATCACAACACGTTCTTTTTATTTGGAAATGGTATTAATACGGGTTCTGGTGCTTCATGGTATGCATATAGTTTTGCTACACCTACAACAATTTCTACATCAGCGACTAATACATTTGCTCTGCAAACTAAACCAGACTTTCCGATTGCGGTTGTAAGACTTCCGGGTCAAGGCGCAAATGTTTTGGTTTTTGGAACTGCTGTTTGTGAGATTTTTACAAATGTTGGCGGATTACAGAATTATAGAAGAAACAATACAATAAACGTAGATTATGGGTGTGTATCAGTAAGAACTATAGCGACTTCTGACAAATATGTGGCGTGGCTTGCATCGAACGAAAATAATGCTCCAATCATACTTGTATATACAGGTGATGGATATCAACCAATATCAACCGATGGCATAGACCATATTCTGAGTAATATCAATTTTCCAGCTCAATCTACAGCAATGTTTGTACGTTCCGAAGGACACTTGTTTTATCAGCTTACGTTCTATAATCCTGCAGATAATTTAACTTTAATTTATGATTTTACTACCCAAAAATTCTTTGATTTAACTGATCATTTTGAGAATTATCATCCAGCAAGGAATTATGTTTTTTTCAATAGAAAAACATATTTTATATCCTTAAATAATGGTTCGATATATGAAAGCAGTACTAATTTTACAACCTATAACGAAAGTATAGGTTCAGTGGATCCAACTATTAATTATGTCATACCTAGAACACGAGTTACTAATACGATTAGGCTTCCTGATACTGCTCGTTTTCTTGCTAATTCGCTGGTCTTGATGATCGATCAGGGTAATGATCCGAATTATGTGGGATTACCAGAACCTCTAAGCAATGTTCATGCTCCACCTCCAGCTTATATTCCCCATGTTGATTTAACTATCTCGCAAGATGAGGGAATTACATGGAGTAATACTGTGTCTAGGAATTTAAATCCCATAGGTTATAGGCGTAATCAATTGACATGGGAAAAGATGGGGCAATCAAATTCTTTAACATTTAAGTTTAGATTTTGGTCAACAAATTCAGTAATTGTTAATACTTGTACTTTGGACATATACGCATGACAAATTTAACATTACCGACATATATTCAAGATGCAGACCAGGAAAATTATAACATTGAACTTAATGAAACTTTGAGAGAGTTTCTGAACGATAACTGGTGGTTGCCTCAATCATTAACAAATGCTCAAGTTGTTACGTTGACCAATAGTTTCCCAACTGGAGCTTTTTGGTTTAATATTAATCTAGCAAAGATGCAAGTTTGTACGGCTCCAGGAGTCATAGAAACTATTACGAGCGTATAGGGAGAAGACAATGCCATTTGGTTCATTAGCGCAGTTAGCTTTAGGTATAGGCGGTCAAATAGCAAGCAGCAGAGCAAATAGAAGTAGTTCAAATAATCCTTCTAGGGCTGCTGAGGCACAACTTTCTGCTATACCTGGTGCTGTAAGGCCATATTACGACCCTTATATTCAACTTGGAAATGTTAATGCCAGAATGCCTGCATTAAATCAAGCTTATCAAAATTTATTTGCAGGTCCAGATGTAGAACAAGGTGCTCTCAATAACCAATATCAATCTATGTCTCAAAATCCTACTGGTTTTATGGATGCATTAATGCGGAACTATAATCCGTCTGAAGGTTATAGATTTAAACAGCGACAAATGTTAGATGCGATGAGAAACTCTGCTTCTTCAGGAGGATTTGCTGGAACTCCTTTTAACCAACAACAACAAGCAGAAACTGTTCAAGGCTTGCTTGGTGGTGATATGCAACAATATTTACAAAATGCATTAGGGATTTCTCAAGGTGGATTCCAGGGATTAGAAAGTGGCTTAAATCGAAGAGAAAATAGAATGCTTGGCAGAGAAAGGGCGCTTCAGAGCGCTATAGGCCATGAAGAAGGAAATATTGGACGCGGGTTTCAAGCTGCAACAGGTCTTGCTGATATTTTATCTAATCTCGCTGGCTCTAGAGCTAGTAATGAATTTGCTGGAGCTCAAAGAAGAGGTCAAAATGCCCAAAACAACATAGGCGGTTGGATGGCGCTTGGTAATGGTCTTCAGAACTCCATAAATATGTTTGGCCCCGCTATGATGGGTGGCGGAGGAGGCGGTGGCTGGGGAGGCGCAAGTAGAGGATTTACACCTCCAACAGGTGGCGGATATGGTGGACAAGGAGGTTACTTCTAATGGCCTTTAACGCTATACAATTTCCTGCTCCACAAAACCAAGGCGGAATATTTGAGAATGCTGCTAGACAATATCAGGGAATGGTTACTCCAAATATTTTGAATCAACAAATGCGACAAGGAGATTTAGATATAGCTAATTCTCAAGCCGCTAACTTTATTAAAGATTTAGAAGCTCAATATAAAGAAAAGCAAATATTACAAGATTTAGAGCACAAGCATGCAGTTGCACTTAATCAGCAGAGAATGGGTGCTGGTATTGGTTTAGGAAGAGGCGCTACTGCTGGTCAAAAACAATATGCTCCAAGTGCTGTCGGAAAATTATTGAATGAACAAGAATCAGTGATTGCAACCTATGGAGAGGATTCTCCTCAGGCTGCAATCATGAAAGCTGCAATCGAGAAAGCCACTATGAGCGGCAATCTTAAATCGGGAGGATATGCGCCTAGTAATATTGGCAAGCTTATGCGGGAAAGAGAGGCGGCAATTGAAATGTACGGCCCAGAATCTGAACAAGCTAAGATATATGACCTTCAAATTCAAAAAACAACAACAGATTCCGATACTAGGAAAAGAAGTCTTTTAGCTTCTAATCTAGAAAAGTCCATGGATGCTTTAAACTCAAATGATATAGTTCGATATTCCGGACCAGCTGGTGCTGTAAAACTTGCTAAAGAACAAGCAATGGATGCAGCCGGACATCCATCTAAAGAATATTTGAAGTACAAAGAGGCTCAAGTTGCAGCCGAGTTCGAAACTTCAGAACTACGGCAGTTCTTTGGAGACTCTATTACTCCTGAAGTTAGAAAGCATATAAGCATGCTAACCAATCCATCTACATTAGCAAAGAGTCCAGAGGCTGCAAAGACGCAGTTGGAGAAATCTAGAGCTATAGTTAGGAAACAATTGGAAACCTTTAGGGGTGGATTGAAGAGCACGAAAGAGCATACTGGTAAGTCTTCTGCGAGTGAACCTCAAGAATTTAGTGAAGAAGATATTTTATATATGGCTGAAAAGTATGGTAAGACACCAGAAGAAGTCCGACAAGATATAGGAATGTAATTATGCCAAGAGATTTCTATGCCGAAAGAGGAATAGTTCCAAATAAAGTTGCGAAACCTACTCAACGTCGCGATTTCTATGCTGAGCGTGGAATTACACCAAGCGTAAGAGGCTCTGTTCAACAACAAGAACCTGAAGAAGGTTTTCTTTCTGGGCTTGGTAGCAAATTCATGTCTGGCGTAACAGGATTCAACACAGCCATAGAGCGTCCCATTCATGGAATTTTACAGCCGCTAGTAGAAAATCAATATGTTCCAGAAAGGTTACGAAATGCTTCAAGACAAGTTGCCGCTAATAGGGAAGCAAATTACGAAAGGGAAGTCGAACGTAATCCATTTAGTGCTTTGGCTGGTAATGTTGGCGGTAACCTTGCTTTATATGCCCCTGCATTAATGTCTGGAGCTGGAATGGGAATGTCTCCTTATCTGGCGGGTGCTTTATCAGGAGGAGCTCAAGCTGGCGCTCAATATGTTAATCCAGGAGAATCAAGACTAGAAAATGCACTTTATGGAGGAGTAACTGGAGCGGCATTGCCCGTAGTTGGAAAGGTCATAGGTGGCGTAGCAAAGAGTGTTAAAAATGTATCAAAAGCTTATCCTGTTAAGAAAGTTGCAGAAAAAGTAATTTCTGGAATGAAAGCAACTAAGTCAAACTATAATAAGATGTACTCAGATATCTTCAAAGAAGCATCTGAGTTAGGAATAAATGAGATTAGAAAGCCAAAGATTAATTATACGGCAATACAGAAAAATATTCCTGGTAAATTTAGACAAGTTCTAAAAGATTTTCAAGAAAATCCTACTCCTGAATTAGCGCAAAAACTACAGAGTGATTTGGGGAAAAGAATTACAACTTTGCAAAATAAACAAGGAAAATCCGGATTAGTCAGTTCTGAGATACATGAACTTAAAAGAATAAAAAATGCAAAAGAAAAGCTTTTATCTAACTTAACATCTGCTTTTGAAAAAAAATCTCCAGGATTGGCTAATAAGTACAAAGAAACTACTAAAGGCTATGCTAAAGATGTAATACCATATACACAAAGCCCTTCAATTAGTAAATTTGAAGCCGGTAAAAGTAGCAAAGATAAGCTGGTATCTAGATTGATCAAAGAAGAAGCTTTTATGCATCAATTAGGAAGAAAGATTCCAGAATTAAAAACAAGGGAATTAGTTCCTAAACTTGCAACTCGCTTTGGAATAGGGGCAGGAACATTGGGTGGTGTTGAATTGCTACATCAAGGATATAGACATTTTTTTGGTGGAAATAATGAGTAAATTATTCTTGAAACAGGCACCATATGGAATAGCCGGTCACACTGACAACAATCAAAGCAAAGAACCACATTGTATCTACTCCTATTTTAAATATTTTTCCAGTCTGTTTTGTAGCCTATCTAAATCGTCCCTAAGGCGATTTAGTATTTCAGAATCAGTCATAAAATATTACCCCAATGGCAAATATTGTTTTAAAAAAATTGAAGCAAAATATCCAATCACAGAAACTGCAATCATAACGTTAACTTTTATGGTCATTGAAGATATTGCTGACTTAACTTCAGACTTTATGTCTGATTTTAACGAAGATTCAAGAGAATTAAGTTTCTCTGAAAACATAGAGCCAAACAAATTAAGTTTCTCATCGAAAAATTTTTCCAGACGGGCAATGTCCTCCCTAACACGACTTAGCTCTTCTTTTGTTGCCATTTTATCAGATACAGCAGATATCATTGTTTCTAAAGTGCTTATTGCTGCTAAAGCTTGCTCATCTGATATGCCAGATGCGCGTAATTCATCGTATCTCTTAATCATGTCTGTAGCGACCATAATAAATGCTCCTTTAAAAATATTTAATTATCTATCAACTATTGTACATATACCAAACACCCTTTGCAAGTTTATTTCCATATTCGCCTCTAAATGCGTGTATAATCATCTAATAGGAGTCTTTTAAATGGCCTTAGATCCCCGTTATGTTGTTAGCCGTGACCTTGAACCTTTACTGGTCGATAAAGACACTGGTGCACCATTAGCCGGCGGTTTTGTATATTTCTACCAAGACCTTGCGCGCAATACTCTAAAACCTATTTTTGAGCTCACCGGCGCTCCTCCTAACTATACATATACGCAATTGCCTAATCCTATTGTTTTAAGCGCCCTTGGAACCATACAGAACAACAATGGCGATAATGTGGCTTTATACTATTATCCATGGAGCTCAACAGCGATAGATGCAGTTCTGGAGCAATATTATGTAGTTGTTCTGAATTCATTGGGTGTTCCACAATTCACGCGCGAAGCTTGGCCAAACTATTTTGGAGAACAGGGTAATGTAGGTTCTTCAGGTGTATATTTGCCTAATTTAATTGCAAACCCACAGTTTGCTTTTATATCTTTTGTACCCGGAACTACATTAACAGTATCTTCTGTTGGAGCTGGAACTGTAGTTACTCCAATTGCACCAGAATGGAGTTTGTCGGTGACTTTTAGTGCCGCGGGTTCTCTTACTGTAGCTCAAACGCCAGTAGCGGGTTCTTCTCAATATCCAACAAACCCTCCTTATACCTTGGATATTACACCTGTACTGAACGTTACTGCAGTATCTTTAATTCAAAAATTAAACCATACTCCGGATATATGGAGTCCGGCAACAGGCGCGGCAGATGGTTTTGTTGCCACCAATATAACTCTTGGAAACAATACAACCGTAACTATTACTTATGCGCCTTCACAAGTCACGGCTGGTAATCCTCAAACTCTTTTAACAACAACTAATATATCAGGCGCATATAAAGAATTTAGCAGTACAGTACAATTGTTACCAGCTGCCAATACAGACACAGGCGATACAGGTTTCGTAAATATTGTTGTTAATTTATCTCCAACAAATTTTTCAAGTATTACAAGCATTCAGGTAGTTGGAATTGAATCTAATATCATGAACGTGCCATATCAGCAAGTTCCGATTAGATTCCAGCAAAGTGATTTGGTAGACATTATTGTTCCACAATTATCTTATAAGCCTATTCCTAGCTATCTAATAGGTTGGGATTTTGCTCTTAATCCAACACAATTTTTAGGAGCTACTTTAGCAGCTAGTGCTGCTGGAGCTAATACTTCAAGATATGTTTGGGATCAAACAATTGTATTCCAGTCAGCAAATAATGGACCTGCTATTTCACGCGGAACAAATGGATGTTTAACTATAACCGCAACTAATACGACTCAGTTTGCTTTGGTTCAATATCTTGAACAATCTGTGGCTAGAATGATTTTAAATGACAGAAACTCTGTAAACGTTGCAGCCTTTACAAACCAAGTGGCAGGTTTACAGGCTACTATTTCTCTATGGTATACAACAGATGCTGCTTTACCAAGTTGTGCTGCTAATAATTCACTTGTTGCTACTTTGGGAGCAACAGGTGTTCCAGCAACATTTAATGGAAATTGGACGCAAGTGCCAAGAAGTCTGTTGGGAAATGCCATTTTTACCATCGGTGCCAGCCCTAATACCACTAATTTCAACAATTACGGATTTAGTGGTTGGGATTTACAAGGTATTGCCGCTACTAATACGGCCACTTTTTTTGCAATAGTAATTGGAACAGCTAGTTTAACTGCAGCAAATGTAGTTAATATAGATTCAGTTTCATTGGTTCCAGGAGATATTCCAACAAGACCTGCTCCTTATACTGGCGGGATAGTTACGGCTCAGTGCCAAAGATATTACGAAACATCTTTTGATCCTGGAACTATCCCGGCCCCAGGATTGGGCTTAACATTAGGGATTGATGGGTATCCACTAGCGGCAGCATCAGGCATTCAGCAAATTGGTCCCAGTATTAATTTTAAAGCATCAAAGATTATTACTCCTGTAGTAGTTTTATATAATCCAATAAATGCGAACAACGAAATATATAACACATCAAATCCTGGCGATTGTAGTGGTAGCGCTGCAACTACGGTTGGTGAAAATGGGTTTATTCCTCAATGTATTAATAATGGCGGCTCTGCTGCTGGTAATGCACTTGGATATTCTTGGACAGCCGATGCAAGGCTTGGTGTTTAATAAAAGGAGTTTTTAAAATGGCAAAAGTTACTGAATACAATATGGATAAATTTCATCAAGGTAAGAATGGTTTTGGTTTGCCTTTTTGTGGGAATGTATTTTCTGTTACATTAGCTGCAAATACAGAAGCTACTGTTGCGGTTCCTTTAACCTCTGTTATGGGAAATATAACAGCAACTGTAAAAAATAAATTTATGGCAATTTTTACTTGTGATGGAACTGTTTTTGCTTGTATCAATGCTACTGCTGCAAAACCTGTAGGTGCTACATTGGCTTCTGTCACATCTGCTATGGTCCCAGCTAATTGTCCTTGGGGAAGAGTAGTGCAGGCTGGAGATGTAATCCATGTTATTTCTGGTGGAACACCTAATCTAACTATTGAATTCTACGCTATACAGGAATAGTAATGGCAATTAAACAGATATTTACTAATCCAATTGGTCAGGCAGGCATACTGCCTACTATGGTGTTTATTAATACAGATGATACCCAGGCTACAGTATTAGTAACTGGATATCTAAGCACTTCTGTTCAAGATGGGCTGGTAGCTCTTTCTTCTTATCAATTAGCTTTAGTGAATACCACAGATAAGGGGCCAGCTTGGTATAATATAATCATTCAAAATGATATATATTCTTTGACATTAAGCTCTCCAGGAACAGTTACTTCTATCTTAGGAACACCTTTTGAAATAGATGCAACTCTTATTAATCCCAATCAATATCAAATAGGTATATCATCTGTTTATCCAGGTCAAAGTTCAATTATAACGGTTGGACTTGTCACAAATGGTACTTGGTTAGCAAATACTATTTCCATTACAAAAGGAGGAACAGGAGCGGTAACAGCTCCCGCAGCATTAGTAAATTTAGGTGCGCTGCCAATTGCTGGTGGCACAATGACCGGAAATTTGATATTAAATGCAAACCCTACTTTACCCTTACAAGCTGCTACAAAACAATATGTAGATGCGATTTCATCTGGGTTTACCTTTAAATCTCCAGCTTATGCAGGTTCAACGACCAATCTAAATGCAACATATAATAATGGAGCAGGTGGTGTAGGGGCTACATTAACTAATGCTGGTGTTCAAGTTGCTTTTGCAATTGATGGTGTATCTCCACCAATTAATTCAAGAATTTTAGTTAAAGACCAAACTGCTCCTGCAGAGAATGGAATTTATGATTTAACTACTGTTGGAACGGGTGCTTCAAACTGGGTACTTACACGCTCTACTGATTTCGATACTCCTGCAACTATGGTACCAGGGTCTTTTATTATTGTTAATAATGGTACCGTAAATGCTAATTCTGCATGGATAGAAACTGCAACCATTGTCGTTGTTGGAACCGACCCTGTTATTTGGTCTCAGTTTGGAACCCTTGGTGTTCAGAGCGTTTCCGGAACTGCAGGAAGAATAACTAGCACAGGTGGAATGAACCCAGTAATTGATATAGATGCAACTTATGTTGGTCAAACTTCTATAAATACTGTAGGTGTAGTGACAGCAGGAACGTGGAATGCAACGGTCATTGGATTAACTTATGGTGGAACAAATGCTAACTTAATTGCTTCTAATGGCGGAATAGTCTGGTCCAATGCTACACAAATGCAAATACTTTCTGGAACAGCGACTGCACGTCAAATGTTGCAATCTGGTTCCAGCGCTACACCAGCATGGAGTACGGCTACATGGCCGGCTACCACAACTCAGTATGATATTCTGTATTCTTCTGGAACAAACGTAGTTGGTGAAATTAGTACTGCCG